CCACAGATCTTGATTTTGATACCTATTATTATGAGGAATGCCATAAGGAAAGATTAAGATATGAAAGAGATAGGGAAGAAAAGAGAAAGGAGAAGAAAAGACTATGGTTGATGATTTAGTTCGGACATTATGAGGTAAAAATAATGACTAATATTGTTTTTATACATATGGGGGAATCATGGTATTTGGACACTGTTTTAAATGTGGCTAAGAATTTTAATCCAAATGCCAATGTAATCTTATTAGGTGATTTAAGTAATAGACAAGATTCTATGGATACAACAGAAGTGCTTAAATGGAATCAAAGCTTTTTAAAGAATAGAGATAAGACTAAAACATTATGGGCACATCATACATCATTTGGCCATTGGGAATATCCTGATAAGTATTATGATATAATAACCAATTATAAGCATATAGGAACTGAAGCTGGTAAAAGAATGTGGTGGAAACATCAGTTTTGTTTTAGTAGATGGTACTTATTACATGATTTGATGGAATTGATGGGGGATGTGTGGTATTTTGATTCGGACACTTTAATATGTAGAAAATTATCAGAAGTACAGGATTGGTATGATAAAAATGCTTGGATAATTAACAGAATTTCAGGATGTGCTACATATTTTAAGACTAATGAATTATTGAAGAAACTGTGTGAAATGATTTATGATTTAAGGCATGATGAAACTTATATGAATACTAAGAAACAAGCACTTGAATTGCTTGCAACTAAAGGGAAGAACTGGAACTTTTGTGATATGTCTATAATTGCTGAATGGTCAAAAACTTATATTGTTGGTGATTTGGCAACTATAATTCATGATTCTGTATTTGATCCTAATATTAATTGTTCTAAAGCTGATCAATGGCCAAATTGTCCATATGAATTTGAAATGATGGATTGTAAGAATAGACCGATTAAGAAGATATATTTTTTAAGACATAGAAATGATGGACAAAATTACCCATATTTTAAATTGTTAAAAAAAGATGATGGAATGGAAGTGTTTTCTAATATGGTACGTGCAAATACTTTAAATATGTCTTGGTTTGATAACAGGAAGAATTATTTTTGGGAAATGATTAGTAATTTAAGAGGGGATAAATGAGTTGAGAGTGGCTTTTCAGCATGTTCAATATAGAATGCTGTATTTTTTCCATGAGGAAAGAGCAATAATTTCGCATGGTTGTTTAAAAAATGACAAGAGAAAATTTGAAAAAGAAATTGATATAACTATCAGGTGCAGGAAGAATTATATAATAAATCCTGATAAACATACATATAGGGAGTGAATTACAATGAAAAAAGGTAAAGGAACAACGGATGCAGTCAAGATCCTTTATGACCGTTATGTAGGTGAAGATCCCAAAAAGAAGGAATACGTAGAGGTCGTTCATCTTAATGCTGAAATCGCTCAAATGATTTATGATCTTCGCAAAAAATCAGGTCTTACACAGGAACAACTTGCCGAAAAGATTGGAACTACTCAATCTGTGATTAGTCGTTTAGAAGATGCGGATTATGAGAGTCATTCATTACAAATGCTTTGTCGCATTATACACGCTCTTAATAAAAAATAATATCCCACTTCTACTTTTGCATTGAAATTCTTGGTATTGTGCAAAACAACAGGTGGGGTTTTTCTTTATATCCTATCAAATAATCAAATCTTATAATATTCTTAATTATTTAAAATTACTTTTAAAAATTAGTTGACAAAATTGTAAAAAAAAACTATAATATAGTATAGGGTTAATTATAGCAAATATTATATTTTTAATTTAATTCAGGGGGAAGAAAAAGATGCCTTGGAAGGTAAAAGAAGTTAGTTACAAAGAAGGGGAAGAAACAAAAACAATTAAGGCAATAGCAACAGATCAAAAGGGAAACCCAATTTGGGTAAAAGATGATGAAACTGAAACTGGTGTTGATGCAGAACATTATTTTACAAAGATACCAGAATTGATTACTGATGTGAAGAATCAGAAAGCAGCTAAGAAAGCTGCTGAAGAAGAACTTCAGAATATTAAGAATCAGTTTGAGGGGATTGAAGATGTTGGTGCTGCTAAGAAAGCTTTGGAGCAAATTAAGAATATTAAAGATAAAAAGCTCATTGAAGCTGGTAAATTGGAAGAAGTAAAAGCACAGATGCAGGAACAATATAATGAAATTCTTACAAAGAAAGAAAAAGAATGGGAAACCAAGTATAATGATGTTAATAATAAATATGGGGATGCTACAAAGCAGATACATGGTTTAACCATAAGTAATACATTTAAATCTTCATCATTACTTACTGGCACAGAAAAGATTATATCTGTTCCAGTGGAAATGGTAGAAAATTATTTTGGGCCACACTTTAAACCTGAGGTGGTCAATGGTAAGCTTCAACCAGTGGGATATATTGGGGATAAGGCAATAATGAGTGGATCAAAACCGGGGGAATATGCCAGTTTTGATGAAGCTATTATGCACTTGATTAATCAATCACCCTTTAAGGAACAAATATTAGCTGGTGCTAATAATTCTGGCGGGGGTTCTGATGGTGCCAATGATAAGAACCTTAATGGTTCTGGCACTAAAGATGCCAAGTATGGGCATATTAAGACCTTGAATGATTTTAAGAGTCAAAAGGAAAAGGTTGATTATATTAAAGCCATGGGAAGGGATGCTTACACAAAGATCATTAATAATACAAGGATGAATCCTATGAATGGTCAAAGTGGTGGGTAAAAGAAAGTAAGATTAAATCTATTTGATTAAAGGTTTGCAAATAGTAATTAGTGTGGTGAGATATTCATCATACTAATTTTGGGATATCCAATCAAACCTGATCTGGCAGAAATTGTCAAATTGGAGTAAGATATTTACACCAATCAATTATTAATCCATTTTACTTAAAAAATTTTGTTACATTAGCAAGGATTCATTAGAATTCTTAAAGCTAACTATTTTTATTGAAAGGATGCTAAAAAATGGCCGTTGGAACTAAAAATGATTTTATCATTTACCATGATGAAGTTTATGGTGGATGGTTGGAAGAACTTGCACAGAATGTGAATGTGTTCAATGCTGCATCCAAAGGAACTATAAAGCTGATTACTGAAAATATGCTTGGTGATTATAACAAGAAGTCTTTCTTTGATCGGATTAGTAACTTGGTGCAAAGACGGGATACTACAAGCACTTCTGATGCAACTGCTCTGAAAATGACGCAGGGTGAAATTATAGGTGTGAAGTTGAATAGGCGTATTGGACCTGTTGACCAAACACTGGATTCTTGGGAAAAGGTTGGTTTTCAGGGTGAAGATGCCCAAAGGGAAATGTCTTATCTGTTAGGAAGACATATTGCTGAAGATATGGCTGAAGATATGGTTGAAACTTCTATTCGATGTGTAGAAGCTGCTCTTTCTGGACAGTCTGACAATACTTATGATGCAACTGGGCAAACCACAAAAACCTTAACAGTAACACATCTGGCATCAGGTTTGGCCAAGATGGGTGATGCTGCTAACAAAGTGATTTGTTGGGTTATGCATTCCAAGGTTTATTGGGATCTTGTGAAACAAGCTATTTCTGATAAGATTTATGAGGAAGCAGGGGTTGTGGTTTATGGTGGAACCCCCGGAACATTGGGCAGACCTGTTGTGGTAACTGATGCTGATGCATTGAATGTTGGTGCAAATAGTAACACTGGAACTTACCAAACATTGGGTTTGGTGGCTGATGGTTGTGTAATTACTGAATCTGAAACCAAAAGATTAGTGGATGAAGTGGTTACTGGTAAGAACAATCTGCTTTTCCGTATACAGGGTGAATTTGCATTTAATGTTATGATGAAAGGTTTCAAATATGATATTTCTAATGGTGGAGAAAATCCCACTAATACCAGTTTAAGAACTGCTTCCAACTGGGACAAGGAATATGCTTCCAAGAAGAACCTTTGTGGTATTCGTATTGTAACACAGTAAATTTATATTTACAAAACTAAAGTATAATAGGGGGAAGATTATGAATTACGTTGTATTTGATAAATGGGCAGTAGAAAGGGTAAAGTGGAGTTCATTAGTTGCTATTGGTGATACATTGAAACAAAGGGGGAATAAAGTTGAATATTTTATTCCCCGTTATTTCTCACCAGAAAGGGCAGAAGATACAGGGGAATGGGTTGGTGATATACCTAATACAAGTCTTTTTAACACTTCTGGTATATTTGTATGGTCTTTTAATCCTGATACTGAAAGAATTGTTGATTTTTACAGAAAACATGCACCCAATGTTGATGTTTTTACAGTGGATTATGGTTTTCTCAAAAGGGATGAAGGATATTGGTTTGTTATGAAGAATAATAAATTTCCTTCTGGTTGCCCTGAAGATAGGTTTAAGAATTTTGGAATTAAGGTGGTTCCTTATGAAAATTCTGTTATTGAGAAACCTAAAGCAACAAAGACAAGAAATAAAGCTTCTGAAACAACTGATACACTTGAAGTTACAGAAGAAATATTGTCTTCTGATGTGTCTGAAATTGAAGATATGTTTGATTCTAAAGGACATATTCTTGTTTGTAAGCAAAACCACCATGATAAGTGGTATGATTCTGCAATGAAGCAACTTTTTCAGTCTGCTAAAAATCATAAGATTAGAGTAAGGGAATATGATTCTGAAAAACCCTTAGTTGATGATCTTAAAGGTGCTTTTGCTTGTGTAACTTATAATTCAACAGCACTTTACCAAGCATTGATTAATAGGATTCCAGTTTTTTGTGATAAGGAATGTGCTGCATCTGAATTTTGTGAAACTAATCTTTATAAGGTTGAAAAAGCTAAGAAGATAGATGATGATGTTTTACCATTTCTTTATAATGTGGCATATTCACAATATACCTTATCAGAACTTAAAGCAGGTGAATTTTTAGAAATTCTTTAAGGTGGGTGAATTAATTGGCAAGTTTAATTGTTGGTGTAGTTGAAACAAGTATAAGTGCCGCTGAATGGACTGCAATTACAGTTCCAAGTACAGTAAGTGCTAATGCTTTTATTGGTAAGTGCAGGGATGGTGCAAGTTTTTTGATTTCCAATGAATCCAATGGTTCTGGTTATATGACAATACCATTAAGTATTAAAGGGAATCTTCCACAATCTGCTGATAATATAGTTTTTTATGTAAAGGGAACATCAACCACAACATTTGAATTGGCATTGATTAGAAATCAGTAAGGTGGAGTTGATAACATGGGAAAATTTCATTATTGGTTAGCTGTTATAGCTGAAATATCAGGTTGTATTTTAATATTGGTTGCAAAGTGTGAAATAATTTTCTTGCATAAATGTAATCCTGCTGAATTGTTAATTTGGATGGGTTGCTTTTTTATTACTGCTGGTGGGTTGTACTTTACTAAGTTTGTTAATGTTAAGCATTTTTTGAAGTAAGTGGGGGGAATTGATTATAATGAAGAAAGGGTGTGTATAAGATATGGAATTTGAAATTGCTGAAACTGGTATAATGATTCAAGAAGTTGATGGTTCCCCTTCTGGATTTTGTACAAAATTAAAGTTCCCCAATGGTACATTAACAAATAATGGTGATGGAAGTTTTACCTATAACCCGGAAGATATTGTATTAGATGATATCACAGTTGATATACTTACAGTGGCTTCTATAATTGGTGCTGCTGATGATATTGTTTATATGAATGATACTTTTGATTTATATAGAAAAGATGTTGCCACTGCTGGAACTCAATATGAATCACAAAGATTAAGACTTGCTTGTTCCACATGGGATACTACAGGATTGAATTCTGAAGATAAATATGTTGAAATTTATACCCAAGGTATTTCCAGTGCTGATGGTGAAGCTTTTTACTTTAATATTAAAGATCAAGATGCTAATATAATGATTCAATATTGGGCTGGTATTTCAGAAACAAAACTTTTGTTTGGTAGTCCTATCTTAGCTAATACAAATGATGGTAATACTGGATTAAAGTGGTGGGGTGATGATCAGTTAAGTATTCTTGTTGGTGATCTTCAGATGATTGATTTTAATGAAAATGTTGCACAAGATTACATTCGTATTGGATATAATGGTGATGTTGATGTTTATATTGGCCCATCTGGAAAAGGGCTTATAGTAAGTGGCGCTGATGGTACTTTTCAACTTCAAAATTCTGGTTATCAAAGATTTTATCATGAAACCCAAAGCTTGGCTAATGATGGTTCAATAGATATCCCCGGTGGTCTTGGTGGTTGGGCAATGGTTCTTTTTGATGAGGGTGCCGAATGGACACATGTTGTTTGGAACACTGATTCTGCTGTAACAGGAATTCAAGATTCAGGCGCTAATGTGGCTTATACTGATACTGATGCAAAGTATTGTATATTCAGTAATGGTGGGGCAAATGTAAGAGTTAGAAATAGAATTGGTGTCACTAAAAGAGTAACAATAATTGCATTTTGTAGATAAAGGGATGATAAGATAAATGGCAATTACGATTGTAACAACAGCATGTGATGAATCATCCAATAGCTATTGCACATTGGCTGAAGTGAACACTTATATGGAAGGTGTGCCTTGGTTTGATAGTACATGGGATGCTTTGTCTGATGCTGTTAAAAATTCATGGTTGGTCTTTGCTGCACGTGCAATTGATAGATTAAAATTAAAAGGTTCTAAATATGACAATGATCAATCCATGGAATTTCCAAGAACTGTAACTGATGATTACACAGATGAAGGATATGTGCCACAAAAGGTTAAAGATGCACAATGTGAAATGATTATTTGGTTATATAATCATGTATCCATCGATGATGGATCACCAGAAAGGGAAATTGATAGTGTAGCACTTGGAAGGGGTGCCTTGGAAGTTGTTTTTAGTAAGTTTGTAAGCAATAATAGGGATCTGGCTGGTGGATATCCTGAAACAGTTAAATCATTGCTTGTACATTGGGTTATCAGTTCAAGTAATTTTACTATAAGAAGAGGTTAATTATGGGTATTGTGCCTGTTGGGATATTGAAGCAAGTGGTTAATCAATTATTAACAGATTCAAGTGCAACAGTATCCATTACATATAAGCAAAATAGCACAAGTTATAATGCTGCAACTGCTGTGAATACTATTACTTCCATTTCATATACAATGAAGGCATTAAAGATTGATGAAATGAAACAGGAAGAAAGTGATAATCAACAGGGTTCTAAATATGTTAATTATATACGTTTTTTAATTAGGGCACAATATTTTGAAGATAATAGTATTACACCCGCACAAGGGGATTATGTATATTATGATTCAACAAATTGGGAAGTTTTGACAGTGGAACCACTTCATTGTGGGGATACTGGTTTCTTTTATGAATTTTATTGTAAAAGGGGTTAATTGCATTGAAGCACAGGGGTTTTAAGATCTTAAATAAATCAACTGGTAAAGTTGTGAAATCTGTATCAGCAAAACCAGCTTATCCAAGACAAACAACCAGTGGAAATAATTTTGTGAAATTTAGTGTTAAAAGGAATGGACCAATTAACATTAATTTTCCTATGCTGCCAAGGTAAATGATTATAATGGGTTTAACAGGTAATTTTAAAGAATTCTTTGATGATGTTCAGCAAGAAATGAAGAAAAAATTGTTTGAACCAAAGAAAAAGATCTGTATAACTGCTGCTATTCAAGCATTGGCAGATTTACAAGTAATGTCCCCTGTTGATACTGGAAGATATAGAGCAGGACACACACTAACAATTGATAAAAGAAGTGATTTTGTGCCTGATGATATATCCCCTGAAGAAAAAAGAAAAAGGAGTATAAGTAAGACAAATACTTCAATGAGTCAATATACTTCACAAGCTTCAGAAAATGCAAGGGAAGCTTTAAGTATGTTGAATGGTGCTAATATTGAAAAAGTTGTTAGAATGATTATTTATATAACCAATAACCTTGATTATGCTGCATTTATTGAAGATGGTTCTTATTGTAAGGATCAGCAAGCACCAAAAGCGATATATGCCAAGGTACGTGATAAAACAGAACAAAGAATTAATTCTATGATATCACAGGGATAAGGAAAATGGCCATTACAAATACTGAAGATATAGAAAAAACAATTAGTGCTTATATAGTAGCAAATTGGACAAGTACAACCATTGTGCCTCCAAATAAAGAACAGGATGTTAAAGCATTAACTTCTTTCATTACTTGGCATAATGTATATTTTGGACCAAGAAGACTTACAATAACAGGTTCTTCTTCAATTGGTTTAGATTATAAAGGGCAAATTGTAATAGGTATTTATGTAAAGCCAAATATCGGAACTGGTGGAATTAAGATAATTATTGATAATCTATTTGATATTTTTTGTGAAAAGGCAATTGTTGTTACATCATCAAGATATTTACAAACAGGTGTGCCAGAAATAGAGCCAATTGGCAAAGATGGTGTTTGGTGGCATGAAACATTAAAAATTCCATGGGAATATATACGCTAATTCAAAATTCAGGTGGAGTATGTTAAGGGTTAAAGATAAGAATATTAAAAGGGTTATAGTGGATAAGCAATCGGTTAATTTTAGAACTTCAATAAGGTTCACAGTGAATGGAAAGGAAGTAAAACAGAAAGTAGGGCATAAGGCTTTAAATAAATTAGTGGAGGGAAAGAAGATATGAGGAAGGAAGAAGAATTTTATTGGGCACCAGATTCTTTATTTAAAGATAAATGGTTAGGACAAAAAGGATTAGTTCTTGGCCGGGGAATGGGACCAGAATATAAAAGAAATAAAAGATTAGATACTTTTGATGGAAAAATAATTGGTTGTAATACAGCATTTAAAACAACAAAATGTGATGCTGTTTTTTGGATGGAAACAAAAGTATTTAATGATAATAGACATGAATTAAAAAAAATACAGGAAGATGGAACAATCCTGTTTGCTGTTAATCCACATTATCCTTTATATGGTATGGAAGTTTGGGGAATTGAAGCAAGGAAACCAGCAAGATGTTCTGAAAGATTTGATTATGGTTTTTATCCATGTCAATTATCAGGATATGTTGCTTTAAACATAGCACTAATCATGGGCTTAAACCCTGTATATTTATATGGATTTCTTGGTTATAAAGATAATGAAGAAATGTACAAAAGGAATTTGAATTTTAAGTATATTGCTGATTGGTGTGAAAAGAATGATAGAAAAGTTTATGTAACTGATAGAAGAAGTCAATTAATCATGTTTTTTGAATATTGTCCATTATTCAAAAATACAAAACGTAATTCATAATCTTCTTCATTACAATTTTAAGTTTCAGCATTTGTTGAAACAACAAGTTTTACTAAATTTTTAGAAAGGGGGATACACGAATTGTCTTGGGGTAGAGGATATAGAACACAATTGCTTTATGATCACGAAGTAATATATGGTGAAGATCCAAGTACAGTTACGCCTTATAAGCTTCCTTTTAATAGTGAAGATTTGACAGAAAATGAACCTAATCAACATTCAGGTGCTTTAAGGAATAATAGGAATCCAACTGATCCTTTCCTTGGTAATAAGGATGTTACTGGAACACTTGTTGTACCTGTTGAGTACAAATCTATTGGAATGTGGTTTTATAGTACATTTGGGGCACCAAATACATCTGGTTCAGTTACACCTTATACGCATACATTTAAAATTGGGAATACTATTCCTTCATTTTTACTTGATATTGGACATGAAGATCTTAGTCTTTTTTATAAGTATAATGGATGTAAAGTAAATACTTTTTCAATGTCTGCTGGTGGTGATGGTGAAGTTGTGGCTAATATTGGTATTATTGCAGCGAAGGAAACTAAAGGTACTTCACAAGTTGCTGCACCTGGTGCTGATCACACCAGTTTTTTAATTGGTAGATGTTTGAATAAGCAAGCAGCAGCAACAGAAGGTGGAAATCCTATTGCTTATTTAACCGAATTTTCATTTGAAATTAATAATGGTCTTACACCTGCTTATTGCATTGGTGATGCTGGTGTTAAATCTGATCTTGCTGAAAATCTTGTTACTGTTACAGGTACTATTACTGGATTGTTTCAAGATGATGCCTTATTACTTAAAGGAAGGAATCAAACAGAAAGTTCATTGGGGTTAACTTTTACAAATGGTGTATATAGTCTGGCATTAACATTTCCAGAAATTGTATATAATCATAGTAAACCACCCACGCCTGGACCTGAAGGGTTGATGCTTAGTTTGAATTTTGAAGCTTATTACCTTAATCATGCTGATGCAACTGCTGCTAAAGCTGTTTTGGTAACAACTGTTTCAAGTTACGCTTAATTAGTATTATATTGGTGCAGCATATCAACAAAAAGGTATGCTGCACATTTTTATTAATTTTAAAGGGGGAAGAAAGATATGTTTATTGGTTTAACATTTGATTTGGATAACACAGAAATTGTTATCACTAATGAAGATGCTGTTTTTGAAGGTTCTGCTTTTGCTGATTCACAATTTACTGTTACTGTTGATCCTGTTGGACATGCTGAATTTGATCGGATAAAACAATCATTTCAGGGTAAGAAAAGATTTAATGATGTTGGGTTTGAAAAGGCTTTATTTAAAAGGCAAGTAAAGGATTGGTGGAATTTAAGGGATGGTAAAGATAAGATAATTCTCTGTAATGAGCAAACTAAGGATATTATTTGTGATAAAGTTTTTTTATTTGCAAAGTTGGTGAATATTGCTTGTCTTAATGCAAGAATGAAGCAAAGTGAAGTTGAAGAAAAAAACTTAGATCAATCTGGAACTGGAAGTTAAGCGATACACCCAAATATTGTAAGGTGTGTAGAAATTTCCATGAAGTAAAGGGAACTGTTCCAGATTGTGATGAATGTTCCCATAAAATGCCTGATCCTGAATTGGGAAATTTACTATTTTTAAGGATTATGACAGATAGTGTTGGCAGGGATTTCAATGGAATGATTGATATGAATGTATTCCTTGGAGTTCTTGATATTTATGCTGA